TGATATTGACAATGTAACATTCCCAGATAGTTTCATAAACTTTATGTATCCATAAGTTAAGTAAATATTCACAGTTCCGCTAACACTGCCGAGATTCTCTATCTTATCATACTTATGCTCACCATCAGTTGTCTGGCTATTTCCCCAGATATGCCCTACCTGCATCCTATCCTGTATCATGTCCTTAAAGTCACGGATTCGGCTTGCACCAAGCCCGCTATTCTCAGTGTCAAGCGGATTTGCTGCATCCCATGCTAATGTGTGTGAATATGGCATTTTCTTACTCCTGTAGTGGTATTCTCAAATGAGCTAATGACTTGCTGTTATGCTCTTTTTTAAGTCTCAGCAATTCTGCATCGGCTAACTTCCTGTAATAGGTAGCAGCTTGGAATTCTCTCCTTCTTCTCTCTTCTAACTCAACAGCCATATATATAATCGCATCAGCTGCATTGGTTGTAATAGCGTCCTCATACGAATTAAACGGCTCATACGGCGTATAGGTTGTGTAATACACTAACTCTATTACCGCATCTCTGCTTAATGCCCTTGTTAAATATAATTTCCCATCTTTGACAAAATACGCTAAATCTATGGCTTTAAACCATTTGTCCTTTTGGATTGTATATATACCAGTAACTTTACGGATGTCATACGAACCAGTTGATTCTTCTGCTGGTAATACTTCAATTTGCGTATCGCTCCCGTTTACAATCCAATACCATCTATCCCCAACTTTGATAATGTATTCCCAAGCATCGCATTCAAACGCTACGGTAGCAACATTGCCATTACTCAATACAGTAGCATCTCCGCCAGTGGTCTCTGAAACATCGTTGTACTCTATTATCCGTATATACACATCCTGCTTAAATGCTGAAGGAAGGTCAAAAGCAACCTTCCCAGCTTCAAGCTCTTTCATATACACACGTTCCATAAACCAGTAGTTAAAGTCATTCTGCACCTTCCTATGTGCTTCTGATATTATCCCATAGTTTATGTTGCTCATGTGTGTTTGTGTCGATTGTGGATAGTTAGTATCGCCATACACTAACCACATCACTCTGGTATATATTTCGCCGAATGTCATAATAGTACATCCTCATCGATTTCGTTTTGTGCAATTTCCTTAATATCTTCTACCTTTTCGTTCTTTCTCGGTCTTCCCTGTTTATTATCAGTTAAAATGCCAGCCTTCATGCCTAATCGTTCTTCCATATCTTTGCTATCATCCCAGAACTCATCATTGCTAATCGGTATTCCTACACATTCCTTTATGCCATTGTTACATTTATTTGAGCACACATAAAATCCCTTGTAATCAATGATAAATCTTGGTATCTTTGTTACCTTTGTCGTTGAAATTCCAGTATTCCTGTCCTTAATAACTTCGGTATGCTCAATCACGGCATCGGTAAAACAATAAATAGCATCTTTGTCAAGACACACTTCAGAGCCTTCCATAAGACTAAACGACTTCCCCTGATATCCGAAGCCTATTGGACGGCTATCATTATCATACATCTCGCCCTGATGGTTTGCTCTTCGTATTACGACTCTTACTTTTTTATCCATAACTCCTCCTGTTAAGGTTAGGTGGGGATTTCTCCCCACCTAATTAATTTTATAACTTTGCACAACACTCAATTCTTACGCCACAGTACTCATTCAAGATGACAGCCTGATAGTTGGCTTCCCATCCTACAGTTCCGTAGCGTTCCAAAGCTCCACCTATTTCTTTAGGTGTTTTTACAATGATTCTTGCACCGCCATCAAGTCTGGTTTTTGCATAAAAACCTTTTCCAATAACCAAGCATCCATATACGTCATAGGCAGTTCCGTCATTTCTATAGGTAGTTGTTCCAGTTGCACCAGCACCAGTCCATATCTTACCATTAGTCGTTGCTACAAACCGAATACCGCCTTCATACGCTGCGAACTCTCCCTTAAGGAGCTTCGATGTGTTTGAATACTTGTATGCAGGTATTATCCCGTTCGATGAGCCTAATTCAAGAATGTCTTTCTTCACATGCGGATGGACAATACATACATATGACTCAGGTACTGGAGTTGTGCCAACACCTGTAGTTGCGTTGACAATGGCTTCAAACTTAGGCACGTTGTAGCTTTCAAGCTGCACTATCGCTGCGTCTAAAGCTAATTTTCTGATAGAATGCGCAACTGTAGTTCTTGCACCTGAGGTTGATAGCGTACCAGAAGCCTGAATACGAATAAAGTACGTACCAGCAACTAATATGTCTCTCGTATACTGATCAATTGAATTAGCAGCATGTTCGCCAAATACCTCAGAATACCGTGCCACAACTGGGTCATAGTCTACCAGTGTTAACAGCGATGATACTTCGGTATATGAGCCGAGCTCTTTAATCTGAGCACGGATAATTGTATCATCCATGTCAACAGGTGTAGGATTACTGCCTTCAGTTAACGGAGTAGTGGTCGCTGCAAGAGACTCTATCCTTCGAAATGCGATATAGTCAGTCTGATTTTTAGGCAGGTCTCTTTCTTCGCCAAACTCAGTATACACAAGGTTAGGCAGCAAGCGTGACAATAACTTCTTGTCATAATACGCCTGATGCACCGAAGTTTCGTAAAAACCATAATTTGAAGATTTGTTCATGTTTTACCCTCCATATTTTCTACGCATGTAGTCTTGGATTTTCTTATCCAATTTAGCAAATTCTTCTGAGAGTGGGTCAAGGTTCTTGATCCTCTCATACAAATCAGAGGGTTCTACGGCTGATTTCCTCGCAGGCTGTGGAGCTTCCATGTTATTCTGGATTCTCTCAGCAAGAGAGTTCTTCTGAGCCCGTTTCCTCTGATAGTCAGGATGTAGTTGACCTAATGCGTATGCTATAAAAGGTGCATCTGGCTTTGTGAGTATAAACTCTTCTATGCCTTTTAGCTCTGGATACCTGGCTATCAAGTCGTCAGCGTATTTCACAACTTCATCGAAGTCCTCATACTGCTTTTTCGCAGTGAGCAATGCCTGAGTTGAAGTCTGCCGTTTCGTCTCCCCTAAGAGACGTTCTCGCTCCATCTGTAATATCTTCTTAAGCTCTGCTCCTGTTATGACAGAGTCATCCTCAATCTCAAATCCATTCTCAGCAGTAGCCTCTTGTCGTGGCTGCCGAAGCGTCCTGAGCTCCTGTAGCACCTCTTGGTGCATAGCCATTAAGTCATTAAACCGTTTCTCGTACATTTGCCTTTTGCTGCGTTCTTCCTTCAAGGCTTTGTACGGCACGGTTTCTGGAGTCTTACCCTTTTCCTGTGCGGCTTCCGCAGGAAGTAAATCCTCCAAATTTAACTCGTCTTTAGAGCCCGCTTCTTGCTGAGTGGCGACCTCAGTCTCTTCAGGCATTAAGCCTTCTTCTAAAATTTCATTTTCGCCCATTTTTGTTACTCCTTCTTCGTTTTTTTAAGACATCACGTTTTATTTGCAAAGCAATGGCAATCTTTTGCTTACGTGGCATATTTGGTTTTTCCTTATTCAGGAACTCTATGATTTTTCCGACATCAGTCGTTTTTGGTATTGGCATTCCCTACCTCGATATTTCTCTTCGTAATATCGTATTCGTATACATCCTTCTGTTTGAGTTTTTCAAATTCAAGTTTCCCTTCGTTAGCCATTTCCTGAATTACCATCTTAATCTGCCCTCTGAGACGTTCTATATCGAGCTCATGCTGCTGCTGCATCTGCATAATCTGCTGCTGAGCCTGATACTGGTTCTGTATGCTCTGTAGCCATTTATCCTTAATCCTCTTCGGTATGTCAAGAAATTCTATATACACCTCATCAGGAACATTCTGACCCTGATGTTTGAGTGATGTAAAAGTATTTAAGTATGCAAGCTTATAGGTAGGCGTTTCTTCTACGCCTTCGCCAAATTTAACGACAAACTGTAGCTCTCTTCTCATGCGCTCAAAGTCATGCCAGAACCTCTCAATCTTTGTCTGAAGAATAGAGACCTGTTTCATGATTTCATCGCCTTGCCGCAATACTGCAGACTGGTCTTCTCCAGACAAAGATTGAGACAGAATCTGGTTCACCTGCGAAGCCTGCTCTTCTAAAGCCTTGAGCTCTTCTCTGTACGGCATATTATAGCCGACTATTTTCTTAAACTTTTCCACCGTCCATAATGTGTTTACCATCTCAACAATGTATGAGCTAACCTTGTGCATTGCATAATTGACGTTATCATAAATTTCTTGGTCGCCAATCAGATTCTCTCTCAGCTTTAGCTGTAGCGCACCAACAGCCTGATACGTAGTTGCGTTATCAAGCATTTCAAGGTTTGTATCGACAACATTTAAATCGTTGTCTATTTCCTTTTCCAGAATCATGAGTGCTTCTGGAATCTTCGGTGGGTCTATTTCTTTTATAGAGTCAAGGCTATCTACCTCAAGAACTTCCATATCGCTATTTAAATATGCCTGTAAGTCGGCTGTTTCATCACGCAGCTTCATATAGCCACGCAGGAACTTGTTTAATACGTTTCTCGTGATTGATGAACGGCGCTTATTCTTCTCTAACTGCAAGTCTTTTAATGTTCTTGCTATGCCTTTTATTCGGTGTTCCCAGTTTGGATGAGTGAAATTTGCATAGCATACAATGGGAATATACGGGAACCTTGATTCGTGGAATGGTGAAATTTTGTCATATACCACTATACGGTCGCTAATGCATCGACGTAAATATACCTTCGGCTTCTTCTTGCGTACAAGTTTTATTTCACCTTCCATAGGAAGCAGTGAATCGTCATATTTTCCGTACTCACCTGTAGTTAAATTGACATACCACTCTTCGTATTCGTGTTTTGTATACCAGTAATCAAAAACATTTATCATGTCTTCTTTGGAAATATAGGTTCTTGCGACTTCATTTTCGAACTCTGACTCTGATTCCCCGTTCAGTATCTCTATATCATCCTTATACTGTGGATACATTTCAATTAAGTCTTTCTTATGCATGTAGCTTCTATGCACAAGATACCGCATGTCACTGAAATCTGGGCTTGATATATACGGGTCGAACACTATATCAAACGGAGAAACCTTTAAAATCTTTACATCGCCGTTTATAATGTCATCGTTATAGTCCATATAGACGTACAACCAGCCTATACCAGCCGCCAAAGCATCATCGATTGCTGACATTCTGTTAATATAGTTGTCTTTTTCTGAATATATGTATTTTAGAGCCTGCTGCATAACGTCGCAGAACTCATCGCCATAGGATGATAGTGACACAACACGAGCCTCAGGCATGTTTTGCCTGATAAAACCGCTTCTTCTGCGTATTCTGCCATTGATAATATTTATACTCAGGTATGGTCTTGTAGTCTTCCTCACGGAATCTACGAAATACCACTGGTCTCCCCATGCCATTTCAATATCTGCACGCATTTCTGAGCGAAATGACGCAAGCTGTTCAATGCCATTGTTCCATGCTTCTACGACTTCTTTTATTTTTTCATCTGTCATTATTGTACCATCCAGTTATACGATGAATAGTCTGTACGTTTTAACGGATTCGGCTTATCAATTGTCGGTGTTTTCTCATCACCTCTTGCAAAAAATATCTTCACATCCTTATCTCTAATACGTGCAAGGCAGTCGAGCATATCTTTAGTAGCGCATAGTGGAAAGTCTAAATACTCATCTTTGATAAACTCTTCGACTAAATTTCTCTTCTTCCCCTTATTACCCACATACGCAATAGACTTTGGAAACAAAATCCTTCCTTCCATGAATAACGGCTGTAATGCTAAGATACGCTCGTCCTTAGATAGGTGTGTCCCGCCTACAGGTATTATCGTAAAATAAAGCCCTTCTTCTCTCATTTTTTCCTGCATATACTCAATGTCTGCCTGCATTGAGTATTTCTCATAGTATACTTTTCGGACATTCCACTTCTCAACCAGTCCAAACAGCTTGTCTTTTCTTTCTGCAAGGTTTAGCCTATCACGGACACAATCCCTGATGTAAAAATATCCTCTGCTTCCTACGCCAACAACCCACATAACGGTATACGAGCTGTCTTTTTTTGCTGAGGAAGCTGGGTCTACAAATATATAATTCCTTGTTTGCGGTGATTCTTCGTAGTACTTAATCCAGTCTATATCAAAGGTGCGTTCACTTGCTTTGGTAGGATTCATAAGCATCTGTGTGGAAAAGACATCTCTTCCCATTTCTTTAAATTTTTCCCACAGATACTCTTGAGAGTAATAGACTGAAACTCCATCACCCATCGGGGGTATGTTATCGGTAGCTGATTCAGGCTTGTATGGGAACTCACCATTATGTGTCGCAGGATAGCAGAACACTTTATAGTTTCCGCTTTCTATAAGCTTGCCATATAGGTCTGCGTGATGGTAACGAGTTCCGACTATTCTGAATCGTGCGTGTTTGTCGTGGAGTCCGAATGAGTGTTTGAATGCTGTTTCGAGCTTTTCTCTCTGGTCTGCTGTTGAAACAGACTTGAGCTCAGAAATATCATCATACACAATAAGATTAGGATGTATACCAGTAGGCAGACTATCAACGAGTCCGTAAGCTGCAATAGTTGAGCCAAGTTTCATACCATCCTTTAGTTGAAGATAGACGTCCATATCCCACGTGAGACCTTTTGTTGTAAGTGGGTTCTCAGGTATTTTATCATAGAATGCAGAGCGCAGAAGTCCATTCGTCTCAAGGATTACTTTAATTCTGCGCAGGAATGATTTTGCGATATCTCTTGTATGGGAGAATATAGCTGCTGACACGTTCCTTGTGAGAGCTTCCTGAATTGTACCGTATACGGTTACGATTGATGATTTATAGCCAAGACGAAACCATAGGTTTAATGTTTTTGTAGGGTTGTCCATGAAATCATTGATGCGTTCCACCATGAACGGATGGTTTACTTCCTCAATACCGCCGACAAAGTACATTAAGAAAAACAGGTCTTCAAGGCAGTATTTGCGTACGATAGCGCATGCTTTAGCCCAGTCTTTATCTTCATAGGTTTTATTAAGGTCAAAGCATACCTTCTCATAATCGTAGCGATAATGAGCACCTTCTTGTGGTTCAAATGTGAACATCTTGCCCATATAGTTTATGCTAACATATATTTATTTTTTGTCAAGAAAAAAAACAAAAAAAATGCCCATATTGCATGGGCAGAGTGGTAATTAAAAAGGAGGTCTTAACGGCTGATAATTCCATAATTTGTCACTAAAAAGTCATTGACGAAATCAATAATCGTCAGTATCTTAACAAGTGTGCCCCGCTAAAGGGGGCACTAATACGGAGATTTAAATGTCAACCATAAACCATTCTTATGGGTTACTAATCTAATATAATACGGAGGCATGAAAATGTCAACTATAAATTTAAAAAAATTTGTAGCAATACCAAAAGAAATTGTAAAAGAGTGTGATGCTTATGAGCTCGGTATCATCCGTATTCTTTTATGGGAAGCACCGCTATATAAGCGCTCGGTAACCGTTTCATTACGTGAATTAGAAGAGCGCTATGGCATCACAAGGAAGACTTTAGCAAAATATTTAAAGTCTTTGTACAAAAAGAATCTTATTATCTACGCACCTAAGCGCACATTCACTCTCATTGCGTTCCGCTTTAGATGTAAACCACACAATAACTTTATCATGGATAAGCGTGAATACTTTGTAAAAATGAATCGCTGTTCATTATTGGAGCATGGCGTATTCATAACACTGCTCTCATATAAAAACTACAACATGGATTTCAGTTATCCATCACCATCTACCGTCGCAGAACTCTGCGGTATATCTCGAAGGGCAGCGTATAAAGCAATCGATTCTCTGTGTAAAGTGGGGGTAATACGCATTGTGCCCTTTCGAACATATCGAGGATACTGTTTCTTTGGTACGCCTACTTTCGAGCGAATTGGAGAAAGCGCTGAAATTACTGGAATAAACAATGCATCGGTTGGCGTAAATTATGCACTGACTGGCGTAAAATATGCACCAAAACCCCTATTTACTGGAGTAAAATATGCACAAGAACAAGAATATAATAATATAGTTAACAGTATAAAATATTTTAGCTATATTGAACAAGAATATAAAGAACAAGAAGAAAAGAAAAAAGAAAAGCTTTTAGCGTAAAAGGAGATAATAATGATTTTAAGAAAAATGTTTTTTATCTTTAAAATTTTACTTGACAAATTAACATTTATCCGTTATATAGTGAACTATAACTTATTCATCTCTACGCTATTAAGAGAAGTAAACCGTTTAAAAATTAAAACTAAACGGAACAAGACAACGAGAGATGATTATAGTGTGTGGCAAATCCGTGAATCTGGCGTAATCCGTACAAAATCCCATCCTTCGCCGATACATTTTACTCCTTCCTTACACTACTATACCATACTAATCATATATATTACCTTATTACCAACCCAGACTGTGAAGATGTTTCACGATGTGCTCCTAAAATATTCAATTTCTACAATTTTTTTGACAGTGATTAATCTAAAAAAGATATTTTGGAAAATTTTTTTGACACATTTTTTGAAGAGCGGAAAATCTAAAAATTTTTTGACAGGGGGAAGGGGGTTATTGCTGCCGTGCCTGCGATGGTATAAAAACAGGGACGATCCGTACCAGAAAACAAAAAAAAATACCAGCTGGAGTAGCTGGTATTTTGGAAGGGTTTTTGGTAGGTTTTTTGGCAGGATTATTCTATCTGTGCTTTTAGTTGCTCGATATTCTGAGTAATATCTATTTCGTACTCTGTTTTTTTCAATGATGCAATAAATTCATTGATAATACTATTGCAATATTTTATATCATTAGCAATATTGCGTTTTGTTTCTGGATAACAGTATACTTGGATTATCAGCGCATATTTTTTAGAAAAGTTGTTTTTGGAAAGTGTAACAACTTTTTTGTCAACGTCGTATGTGCAGTCTATGCCTACACATGCGGACATCCGATATAACAAGTCCGAAGTGCTAATGATATTATAATCTGCATAATTTTTAAACATTAGTTTTCCGTTAGATTGTTTTATAGTTACCATAATTTTCCTCGCTTTTTAATTGTATTTTTTGTGCTTAATTGCAATCTTATAACCATAACAATTAGTTACGGTTACATTATCGTTTCTTAAAAATACACTATTGACACCAACAAAGTTGGCAATCATTGCCAAAGTACTGGAATATTTTAAAGCGTCTACGTTTAAACTAATGGAAAACAATTTTTCTGTGTGGTTAACCACAATGTCAGCGATTGTCACGCCGTCTGCCGTACTAAACTGAACGTTAAATTCATTGTCAGAAATCTTTTCTGACAACCTTAAAACGTTGTTGGTAATCTTTTCAATTTTCATAACATGCTCCCTTTACTTAATATTCTACGCTATAAATAACGTAGTAATAACTAAGATAGAACAATATAATAAATAGTCAATCTTTTTTTTATTTTTTTTTAAAAAAAATTCAATTTTTCAAGTACTTTACAAAAACAGGATTTTTGTTATATTGCAATATATTATTTGATTTTGTTATAACTTATTAAGTATTTATACTATTAAGTAATATAGTCAATCAATTATTGTACTTATGTATTAAGTGAGTACTTTATTCTATTATATAAGTAAAGATTAATCATATAAGTACTTTATTCTATTATGTATATAAGTAAAGAGTAATCGTAAGTACTTATTAAGTGAATACCATATTTAGCGATAATCGCTTATAATCGCCCAAGAACGCTTCTATTCGCTCTTACAGACTGTGAACGAAAAACCGTCCAGTCATCTTCTCAACCATTGCAAAATGCAATGTTCTTATGAAAAATGAATGTTGATTCATTATTGAGTTGTTGGTGGATACAAGATTATATATCTTATATGTTCATAGGTATTAGTGGATACACACAGATACAACAACGGCTATCTACGGCGTTCCGTCAGTTTTACAGGGCTTGTTTTTCTGTTTTTCGGAAGGTTTATAGTGTAACATGTATCATAGTTCCTTAGATTTGTCAATGATTTTTTGTAATAATTATGTTGTTTTTAGTTGTTTTTTGAGGATAAAAGAAGAGCCAACACTAAGGTTGGCTCATATATTTATGCTTGTCTTTTCCTGTATGGGACGACAATGTTGTAGAAGATATACTCTTTGACGCCATCTGGCTTCTCGATAAACACGTTGCTTAGTTCTGCTGTTGGGAGTCTGAGAACGTGCCTATCGGTAACCGTCACGTCGTAGTACTCACTGGGCTTCCTTGTAAAGAAGTTCCCATCAAATATGCCATAGTGAACTCTGCCTATCTTAATTGTTGTATCCATTTAGTATGCCTCCTTTATGTAGAACTTAAAGGCTCTGTGTAGTTCATAGTCAATATTTCTAACACTGTTCTCTTCTTTGCGCCAGTACCTAATCTGCCTTCTAATTTTTCGCACAAAGGCGTAATAGAGTCCTTCTTCAACATAGAACTTCCCATCGTACCAGAAAGCATAAAGAAAGCTACTTCTAATGTCAAATACAAGATATAGCTTGCGTTCTTTCTCGCTTTTAAATATAACCAACATAAACTTCCTGTTCCCAAATGGATAAAAGTCTTCGAGTATATACTCTTCACCGTTGTGCGAACAACAGAGCTGGTAAGCCCCTTCGTAGCTTACCAGCTTTTCTTCCTTTTCTTCATTGTACTTTGTATACACATAGTGTTCAAATGGGTTGGAGTTGAAATTGACCCAGAAGTGCTCTTCGTAAAAATCTGAAGATGGTAGTTCTAAGTATAGCATCGTACCTCGCTTACGAAGTCTCATTGTTAGTTGTTCTCCTTTACTTTGACTTCAAGAACTAACATGCTATCTGCAAGGTGAACTGTGAGCGGTGGAAGCATCGTGTTGATTACATCAACATCTGTCTTGCCATCGTACTTCTCTAAGTACTCAGCAGCTTCTTCCAGCCTGCTCTTCCATTCCAGTTGTCCGAAGGCTTTTCTGGCATACCTGTTGGCTCTGTCTTCATTTAGTCCATCTATGAGCCTGAGATACAACGCCAACCCCTTAGGGAACTTCCCTATTATACGATAGTAATCTTCTATCTCGTTACCGTAGTTGTCAAAAGCTTTCACTATCTCCATACAACCCTCCGTTATAGTATTCATATAAACCTTTGTACTGCTTCTCCTTTATGGGAGAAGTATCCACTGGTATTACAGTGTTTGATATGATAACCTTAGCCTTCACCTGTGTTGGCTTCCCACATGGCGTATTGACTTCTACAATGAACTGGTATTCTTCTTTGTTATTCACAACACCTGATATTTTCCAGTTGTCAGCTGTTTCTATATCCGTACGAGAGAAGAACGAGCCCATTGTGTTGTGGCTATGAAGCACGCCGATAGCGTCCTTGTGTGGCTCGCCGATACGTTCCACCGCTGCGTGTGATACTTCCTGTTCGAAGATGTGAATGTCCTTTATTATTATGCGGTTGGGTTCTATGTCGCCTAACAGGTCACAAGCCCATTCTAAGTCAGGGAACTCTCTCAGAAGATAGCGTATCTTCTTGTGAGCGTTCTCTGAGATTATGATGAAGACATCACCAGTCAGGGAACAACTTACGTATTCCTTTTTAGTTACCCCCCATACTTCATCTTGTTTGTGATATGCTTTACAACGCATGAAATACCTCCCTTGCTCTTTGGAATGTGTCCTCAGTAATTAAAAATCTATATCCTAAGTTGTTCCTGCTATCCAATATCTTGGCTAACGTTCCCATCTGGGCGACCACTGTTGAGACATACTGGATTTGTTCTTCTGTACATCTTCCTGAGTCATCGTTAGTAGTATCCCAGATGTCTTCAACAACGCTGGTTATTGTATATCGGTGCTTGTATGCACCAATTCTTATGTAGTAAATGCCTTTATCTTGGCATACCTTGTATATCATTTTTTGAGACTCCAAGTTGTCTGTTGCATCGATTACGACAAGGTCAGCCAATCCTTCTATCAAGTCTCCGCTGAACGGTCTTGTGTACACATATACTTTACACCTTCTTATCAGGCGTTCCAGTGCGAAAACTTTTTCCTGCCCGACTTCATTGTTGGCGAATGGAAGCCTATCCAAGTTGCGTTCCTCGATTATGTCGTAGTCTACCAGATGCAACTTGTTACAATAGAATTGAGCTACCAATGCAGCCCAGCTTCCATTGCCACAGCCAACAATCATAATGTTCTCATACTTTATATCACCCATGTTGCCTTTACCTCCTCTTCTTTGCTATTCCTGTGGTATTGCAGTTCGCTCACAGTAGGGAGTCCTTCAGGTTCTGACCTCCCAAGTGAGTCGTTGTTTATTACTTTCATAGAAGCTATTATTCGTTGCGTTTCCACTTCTATCGCATCGTCTTGAACGGCTTCCCTGCCTTGTAAAATAACTTCAGGCGAACAGTCTTTTTCGCTCAATGAATGATAATGGATGAAGCGATCCCCAGTACTTGTCTTAATTGTTATATACGGCTTGACATATAATCTTTGTGCTATGTGGTTGTATTTATACGTACACCATACATCCACAGGAACTCTTGGCAACTCAGTCTTGAGCTTGTACTCTATGTTGTCGATGATAATGTATTTAGGTTGCCAAATTGTTGAGACAATCATATACCATTGAGAGAACCGAACGTTTCGTGGTATCTTCCAGTTGTGCCTGATAATTGTGTGATTATTACCAACTACATTTGACTTTTGCAACTCACTTACAACGTATTCTTCAATCTTCCTTAGGTACAAGAAGATGTCATCCTTTTCATAACTTACCGTTGTCCCACTAATGTAGAGTTGGTATACATTATTCCCAACTCTAATCTTTCCACTCAGAAGCCTATCTCTTAGCTCCTCAAGGCTAAATTGTCTGCTTACAAGCTTCTGTGCAAGTGTTTCCAGTTCCATATTATTCAACATAGAACCCTCCTGTTATCGAATATAAATTACCAACTGCAAATGAGATTGCGTTCTCATACTGCTGTAACGAACGTTTGCGTTCATACTGTTCAAGCGTACCTTCAAACAATACTGTACCAACCCAAGTCGCTGTATCGTGTACCATCGTTGGCTCAGGTTCTGCTATCTTAGTTATGCATACTTTAATTATGTTGTTCGCCAGTGAAGCATTGACAATTATGTCGCCTTCGCTAACCTTAACCAAACAACAGTGCGTGAACTCTATGTATTCACGCTTCTTTTCTCCTGTTGGCTCAGCAACTATCTGTGTTTCAGAGTAACTTCCCTCTTTGAACCTGTAAGTTGGTACAACCCCTGTTTTCAGATACATCTTCCCATCAATTATTGTTCTTCTCATGCCCATAGTTGTCTCCTTTTGGTTAGAATAAAAAAAAGAAAGCCGCCTTGCGGCGGCTTCTGTTTTACAACCAGCCTGTTGTATCTGGTTCATCTTCTTCGTAAGCTTCAGATGTATCTGGTTCATCTTCTTCGTAATCGGCTTCATCGGAACATTCTTGCATAACTTTTTCCATCGCTCCGATAGCAACTTCATCAGCGCTCTTAATCTCAACTCTACTTCCATCTGGGACTGTTACTCTTAAATACTTAAAATCAACTACTACGCTTGCCCATTTGTCATAAGGAAGTATCTGAATTTCTCCGTTGCCAAAATTGATGTTGCTTGGTGATACCTTGTTCCCATCCTGTAAAACAACAAATTGGCTGTACCCGTTCTCACGGGCAAATTCGATGATGTCATCAACGCTGTGAACTTCCCTGCTGTTGCCTTTACACTTTGCTGTTGCCATTGCAAGACCTCCGTTCTTTTAGTTTAATGTTTACCATAAAATAATTATTCTATGGTATTAATTACAATATAATAATATATTTCTATAATGTCAATTTTTTTTTATGATATTTTTTATTTTTTTTCAATAGTTTTTTTCGTATATATAAAGGAAGAAAAAAAATTTTACTTAACTATTGTTTAGTAATCTTTATCTTTTTTCTATATTATTATGTTATTATGAATTGACTACCAGAATAGAAAAAAAGAAGCCCATGTTCTCTGGGCTTCTGGTAGTCTACAATGGAAGTCTCTTACTCAGAGTCTTTGGGGATGTTCTCTATCCTTCTCACGGGTTGTTCTAAGTTGTATAATGAACCCCCTCGAGTCAGACTGTGAACAGCATTTACTCTCCTCTTCCCAGCCTCATCATCGTCAGGAAAATGTTCAAATATATTTATCATCTGGACAGACTGTGACATTACACCCGCTAACTTAGCCATAGAATCAACAATAGTCTTCTGCGTCTGTATCCTCTTGGCTATGTCCTCTATCGCATACGAATCCCGATACTGCTGTTCAAGGCGCTCTAACAGGATTGTCTTGTATTCCTGAGCGTTGGCTACTGATACTGAGTCAATGTACCGTATGGTCTCATTATACAAGTCTTGTGCTGAACGGTTAGTATACTTATACTCATCACGTATCCTCTGGATTATCTCAGGCTTCTTGATCCCCTGTACTATCATATCAAGAACCTGAAGTATCATCGCATTTTTTTTAACATTCGCTATTTTACTCCGCATCGTAATCTACCTCTACCTTCAACTCTGGAATTACTAAGTGGTCAAAGTCATACAGAATACAGAGAGTTACCAACGCCTTGCTTACAAACTCTTGACGTTTCATGCCAGCCTTGAAAGCCATATCAGTAAGCATCTTAGCAACTTCTCTTGTAACTCTAATGTCAATCGTTAACTTATCACTCCCATCTGTATACTTCTTAAACAGCCTATAGTATTCATCAATCGACATTGATTTCTTCATATACACCTCTGTCTGCACGTAATTCAAGTAAGTGCAACTCATCGTCATCTGATAACGCTATGTATGCACCTGCATCAAACGCATACATAATGTCTACCATATACTTCTGGTGGGGGAAATAGCTTATGCCACAGTCATCACCAACAGCATAAAATCCGTATAAGTCACCATCAATAAGAGCTATCGTACCATGATATGCAAGCTCGTCATCACCTGCCATGTATTGTATAGTCTTCTTTGCAGTTCGCCCAATATCAAAATATGTCCCACCAATAGCTATGCCGTGCTCATAGATAGTTCCCATGCCTATCTTTATGAGCTTGTCTTGCATCACCACGCTATACCGCTCTTTTGGTATCCGCTTCCCCGCTATCTCAAATACTCCACCATGTATCACATAGTATTCAAGCCCTTCATAGTCATGGAAACATGCATCAGTAACATCATCTTTGAAGTCTCTGCTGAGCAATACACTGCCATTAATAACATCGTATATGTACAGCCTTCTGTCCCCAATGACAAGGACAAACCTGTTATCGGCAACATCACATATTTTATACGCATCTATCAGTACTGTTCCCTTCTGCATAACCGATGTCTGTAGTACGCCGTCTGCCAATAAGTATATTCTAAAGTCTCTTGCCTCATAGAAAGACAACACGCCACTGCTAATCAATATAGGCTCATTATCTTCTATTGGCGTAGGCAGGTAATATATGTTTTGCCCTAAATGAGCTACCTTGCCAACTAACCCTTTGTTCCTATAGTGCTGGATAGCGTACTCTATTTGCTCAACCGTTAGTCCCATCTTAACCTCCTTATAAGTTTATATCTTCCGTCTTTTCCTGCTCCTCAAAAAACTGTATCGCCTTATCTACTGATATTCGTGAACACTGTACATACTTGCTTACGATGTCAAATGTCACCTCGCCATGCTTGTTCTTTAAAGCCCTATAGCCTATGTATGCTAAAGGATACAACATGCTGCTTAAGATTCTTCTCCGCCGTATGTACTTTTTGTTCTGTACATAATAGTCTTTGTTGTATTGTTTTATGCGTTCCTCTCTTGCTGTTTCCATTGTTCCCCCTTATACTAATAGTATTAGTAGTATCCCAATCACAACACCGCCTGTAAACATTCCTAAATATTCCTGGATGTTCCGTTTGGCAGTAATGTGGATGGTTGCGTCTGCAGACTTACAACTATCATAAGCCCTGATGTGCAGTATGTCGCCTTCTGCTCTTGCCTGAATATTGATTTTGCTTTCGTAGCACTCTTTATATTCCTGCATTGTTACAGGAACTTTAATGTACACGGTATCCTTGACCTTGACCTCTTTGACAACAATATTGTCCTTCGGCATTTTTGAAAGCCATCCGATAAAGAAACCCAAGAAGAACGTCAGTGTTATAGAAACGACAAATATAAATATTTTCTTCATGCATCCTCCTTATTGTATATCAGTTCCCATATAATAGTCGTCGTTAGCCAATTTAATCTTAGTGAACTTTTCATACATGTCCATCAGGTATAAGAACCCACATGTCATTAACCATCTTACGAATGTCTCGCCAAGTACCTGATTACCTATGAACATCTTTAGCAGTTTTTCGTATGCCTGTGAAGGCGTTACACCATCCCTTTCATGTGACAGGAACTCTGTGGTAAGAACAAAATACACCAATGCGTTGATGTTATCCACCATCATCTTGTCAAGTCCGCAAGCACCTATTATGCTTTCATCACTGTGATTGAATTTATACTGCATTGCTTCGTCAATCGTCATAAGACCTCCTTACATTGCTCTATAATAGTGTATACGTCATTCATATTGTAGCCACAATTAAAATAATCATTATGCTCCCTACAGCTCGCAGCAAGATTATAGGGATTATCTATGACAGCATGTCGTACAGTCCGTAGCGGAACGTCTATGCCGTATTTCTCAAGCAGTATCCGCTTTACCAGCTTATGGTTCTCCTGAGTGTTCGCTATCCTGTGAGCTATTTCAGTTGCAGGCTTATTGCAATCAGGATACTCACACATCCAGAACGCTCTCTTGAATACCTTTTGTCTTGTGTTATAGTCCATGCTCATCCTCTATCATCTGCTCCTGCTTAATCCTTCGTAAGTCTACTTTCACTACCTTATCATACGCTATGTGCTTGACATACTGTTCGGTAATATCATGTATGTCCTTTGCCTTGAGCATCTTTCTGTATAGTAAGAAAGCAATAGTTATAAACCCTGCGATACCTGCTATCCTTAAGTCTTCAGACATCAGAGCAACAAGGCTTACTAACCCCCATAGCGTGTAAGCATGGAAGATGTCATACCAGTTATACTTTGTTCTCCACATAGCTTTACTCCGTATAGTTTGATAGCAAATCATCTGCTTCAACGCCTAACAGCTTCGCACATAGCTGCAAGTATGCATTAAAGAACATCTTGAAGTCTATAGAATCCATCTCATCATACTTCAGCGACATCGGTATAACCAGTGTCCCATCAGGCTTAATGATGGTATCGAAATAGCCCAGCTGAACCTCACACATCTTGACAAAGTTATACTTTGTCTTCTCAGGGCTATTCTTGTACAGCATGCCCCACTTACCTAAAAAGCTATCGTCTTCAGGTGCATTCTCCAGTACTGTTGTTGCTAATGCAAACACGGCACGGTGCTGTTTCGGTGAGTGAGACTTCTTTAATGTGGCACGTATAATCTCCCCTTCCTTAAACTTAGAGATTATATCCATGTCATCAGGAAACGCTGATACTAACGCCTTCCCTTCACGTACTAAAAAAATCTCTTTCATTCTGACCTCCTTATTACAATGTAATATAGTTTCAATTTTTTGTCAATATATTTTAGTAAGCATCTGAAAAAATTTTCTTAGTCTCATCAAATACTAAAGAACACCTTCCCAGTTTCCCCATCTCTCTGTTCTTCTTAACTATTAGTATGGTATTGCAAATACCTTCTACTTTTAGCTTTTTTAAATCCTTTTTGCTTTCTGTATCTACACGGTATACAACTATTACATTGTGTGCGTTATTGGTAATGTCTGCCGTTCCCGCTATATCTACTTTATCAGGCTCTTCCACATCGCTATCACCTTTTCTTGGGTGGGCTACCAAGTGTATATGTATATCAAATTCTTGAGCAAGCCTACATAATTCTACCATCATCTCCGATTGTTCTTTGTACGTGTCCTGAGTCTTGTATTGTATACGCATAAGGCTATCGATGATGACGTGCTTCACGTCATACCTTCTTGTGGCATATTCTATAGTATCATATAATTCTTTAGCCTTTATGCTTCCGACTCTATCAATGCAGAATAGGTAATCACTTAGTTTGTATAGCACTTCTCGTATTTCATATTCATCTTCCGTTTCCCCTTTCTCCATCTGTACCAGCCACTTAAGGTATCGCTCAGGCTGCATTTCAAATGAACCTATGAGAACTCTCTCGTGCTTATGACACAGGTCTAAAGCCTGCTGTAATAATACTGTTGTCTTCCCTGCGTGGTTAATCCCTGTCCATACAGTTACTTCACCAGCCCTCCAGCCACCAAGAATACTATTAAGCTCATTAAAAGCAGTTGGTATTCCTTTTGATTTATTCTTATCTCTTACTACTGTTATAACTTTGTCTACATAGTTGTCACAAGACTTCACATACTTATTGCCAAATTCTTCTCCCTGCATAAAGCATTTGTATATGTCTTCCTGCGGAACACCTTGTAACAGGCACTCATTCATATCCTTGTACGGTAGCATAACATTAATACATTTAGCCAGCCCTATACGTTTCGCAAGGCTATAGATGTTTGCTTGCCCTGCTTCATCATTATCATAACAGAAGATTACTCTCTTATATTTCTGTATATAGTCCCAGTTGTATTCCAGCCAACTTGCATCTTGCGCTCCATTCGGTATGCTTACTGCATTGATACCATAGTGTTTGGCTGCTATAACGTCCAGCTCTCCCTCAACAATAATAATGTCCTCAAGACCTTCACACATGTCCATATTGTATAATAACGGAGCCGTATTCTTTTCTTTCCAGAACTTCTTTTCTTTCATATCCCTATATTTGATACTATACAACTTCCCTTTGTACTTATACAGAAAGCATATAGCGTTTTCTTTCCTACCAAGTACATCCTTAAATTTCCTATACACCTCAGGGACAAAGCCTCTTGACTTAAGAAATTCTCCGACTGTTCCATCAGGCTTGTCTACCGTGACATTAGACAAATCTGCATACGTTGGCATTATCGCTCTCATAATATCATAATCTCCATACAAATGTTTTAAGTCTCTAAACGAACCCTTTATCCCGCATTTCTTTAAATGAAAACAGTTATAACTTCCAGTGTCCACATTGACTACAAAGTCTTTCTCGCCACACACAGGACACGGTATCTTATAAAACCGTCCAGATGGACGGTTTACTTCTACTGGGTTATGTCCTTTTGATACAAGATAATTATACACTTTATTCATAATTTCTCTTGACATTTTAAGATAGGAGTGGTACTGATATACCACTCCTTCTGCAGCTTGCCTACCGTTCTGGTAGGCTTCTTTTTTTAGAGAACCCTAAAGTATACGGTATCTCTAATATTGCAGCCTTTGACGTTCTTCCCTGTAGCTTTTGCATACTTCTTAATCTCATTAACTCTTGGCTGCAATAGTGTGGTGGGATATTCACTGTTGGCAACAGCTTTAATAAGCTCATCAAAATCAATTACTTCTACGTCCTTGTTGGCAACAAAAGTTATAGTCGCAACCTCGCCCTGAATCCTTTTCTCTAACAATTCGCCTGAGTCTATTACACTATCAGCATAATGTGTTACCTTGCCACGTACTTCACCTTCAGCCTCGTCAATCTTTTCTAATATTTCGCCATACTTTTTGTCGATTGCTGCTATCTTTTCTAACAACTCTTCCTTCTCATTTTGAGCCATAGTCCTTACGGCTTCCTTAAATTCTTTCAGCCGTTTCAAAAAGTCTGCCGCTTTTTGTACGTCTTCAACACTCTTAATGTACTGTGGCTTAAACTTTATGACTTGATTAAATCCTTTTTTAGCTTCCATAAGACCTCCTTTTTGTTGTTAGAATGGAATG